AATATGTATCAATTTTGGAAAGGATCAATAATTTATACTTTTGAGGTGATTAGAACATCCTTTCATATGGGGCAAATTCTAATTGCGTTTAACCCTGCATCAATTGCAGCACCAACGTTAACTGCGTGTACGAATTTGATTTATAAAATTATGGATCTTAAAGAAACAAATAGGATGGATTTTGAAGTGGAGTATGTTGGAGAAACAGAATATAAACAGTGTGTTTCCTCGATTTATGGTCCTGCAGTACCAGGAGACACTTACGTGGATATAGCTAACGTAGGGACTCTAAATGTTTTTGTTTTTACGCCATTGACTGCTCCTGCTATAGTTTCTGCTGCTGTGGATATAAATGTGTATGTGAGAGCAGGTGATAATTTTACTTTTAAAACTCCAACTAATAAAATTCCGACGTTAACATATTATAATGTGCGAGCAGCGGCATACCAAGAAATGGAAACTAGTTATGATAGTGAATTGCCGCCTGTGGTGGCTCAGCCGCCTCAAGGTATGGTGGCTAGTTCAGAACGTTTAGAAGTTGCACGTGCAGCTAAGTTGCAAACAGCAGATACATTGAATATAGGAGGAAAACGTTATCCTTTAGTTGTTGGTATAGCGTGGGATACCACGGACACCATAACAGGCGGGGCTTTGAGTACAATACTCTTACCACGTGACGTGTTGAATGCTGCTCAATTTTCAATTAATGGTTTGATTAATTATCATGCTTTTTTTCGAGGTACTTTTACTATAATATTTCAGATGGACGCACCTTTGCAATACGCTGGAGCCTTAATAATGTTTTATGTTCCTAATGGAATAGATTATACTCAATTATCTAATAGCACCTGGAAGCAATTCCCCCATGTAATGTTTAATCCTGCGAATGAGACAATAGCTGAATTAGAAATTCCGTGGTCGTATGTTACGCCAATGAACAATTTGGACGCTAATGGCTCGTTAAATACAATGGGTAGGGTCTATTTAGCAGTTTGGAATAATTTGCAGATACCAGTGAGTGGAGTAAATACACTTACAGGTGCCATATCTTTTAAGATGAATGATCCAGAAATTCTAGTGAAACGAACTAACTATACGTATGCAGCGGTTTTGGAAATGCCTGAGCCAACAACAGGTGGTGGTTCAACTATTATTAAGCAAACTTCAGATACAGCACGAAAGATTGAGGATGGTGGAGGAGTTTTCCAAGGTAAACCACTTACTATGCAAGGTTTGATGATTCAGCAACATACGAGTGTACTAAATTTATTGCAACGTGTAGATTTCGCACCAACTCAGGACTGTACTTCAGTGGTTACAGCAAATTGGCAGCAGGTTTTAACGCTGCCTCCCTTTTTTGGGACAATGCATAATTTTTTACGGAATAGTTATGCTTTTAGTAATGGTTCAAATAAGATCACTTATGTGATTCCTGTAGGAGCAAATCGTGGTGTTACAATGGCAACTTTTCCATCTTTTAGCGATAGCACTTTTTCCGATGCTATTAGTAATACTTCTGTAGCAATTAGTGATAATGTTATTTTTTATCAGGGAACTTCAGTGTGGAGACCAGGTTTGGCCATTGAACATTCAATAGAAGTGCCTTATTATCATAGGGACCCTGTAATTAGTATCCCGGAAACTGGAGTAACTAGTCAAAGTGAGTATGCGAGTGTAGTTTTGGCGGCTTTTAATAATGATACAGCAACGGCTGTGTTTGTGCAGCCAGGGCATACAGTAGGATCAGATTATAAACTATATTTTCCTATAGCTTATGGTCAATTTCAAGGACCAATTCCAGCTAGTGTAGAAAAGAAGAAGGAGCCTCCTATGTATTTTGGTAATGTGGGTGCGCGTACTGTTGATCAGATAGCAGAGCACCAAAAAGAATTTCCAAAGGAATATCAAGTACAGTTGCCTAAACCACCTTTTGTTAATATTCCCCGGCCTATAGTAGATAGAGTTATAGATCATGTTGTGGAAAAAACTGGTTTAAACAAAGCGACAATTAGTGATATAGGGCAATCTTTATTGCACACAAAAGGTCATCATGAGATAGCAGATGCTCTTGCGGAGTCTTTGCAAATGCGAACCATGATGGGCAGACGAAAAAGGGAGTTGCCAACGTGCGAGTTTTGCGTGTCTGGTGATATGGATTGTAAGTGGCCTGATTGTGTAGCAATTCCATATATGTTGGATCCAGGTCCAGGAGGGCGTGAAAGTTATTACTTAGACTATGATTCTGTATACGTGCATTGTCATCGTCAATTGAACAGAGAGAATGTTCTGAAAGCTTTTAAAATTCCGGAATTGTGTACAGATCACCATAAGAAAGGAGTCTTAGAGATGCCAGCTGGGGGATTTACAGGTGTTACTACTAACACTCAAGTCATTTCTCAAGCATTTCCAGGCATTTTTACAGTGGGTCAAGTTAATATAACTACTTTTACTGCTTCAGCTACTTTAACATCTGGGTCCTCCACTGATTTGGTGGATATTGAGTATACCATAAGTAATGCAGGGGATACTATTTCGTACTATACAACTGTGGCAGGGAATGGAGCTGGCTCTAGTTTGGTTTTTGGCCCTATAACTTTTAATTCAACTCCTGTAAATGCGTTGTCAGATGTAACAATTACAGCGATAGGCACCGGTGTTGTTGAACATAGTGCTACTATGCAGTCTTATTCCGGTCAATCGTCGTCCAGTGTTACTTCAGTTTCTATTGTAGGTCAACCAATTCAGGTTACCGAGTATGCTTTGTTAACTTTAGCGGAGCGTAGGAATTTAGCTCAATTTCGTCATTATATGAAATGGATTAAAAAAAAAGAGGATAGTTATGATACGGTAGATTTTGTGGATAGCGATTTAGAGATTGATTTTAAAGCAGTACAAGAAATGCCGTCACCTTTGATTGAGCCTATGGTTAATGATGAGTTTGAGGATTGTTTTGCAGATGCTGAGCCTACCGAGGACGATAGAAATTGTGTGAATAAGTTAGTGCAAGATTTTTATGCTCAAGCTGGCACTGTAGGTAATAATATAGTGTCGGTTTTTAAATATGTATTCACTGGTATACTTAACGCGTTTACCAGTAAATATAGTGAGTCTGTTAAAAGAACGGCGTGTGAAAAAATCAAAGAGAAGTTACATGCGATTACAACGCATGTTTTGGATAAAATAATCCCTGTTTTAATTTGGATAATAGATTTTGTAGCAAATCTATATGTGCTTTTTAATACGGAAAGTACTACAATGAGAACCTTAATGATTGCTTCTCTCACGGCCAAGTGTATCTTGGCGTTTAGAGAGGGAACCCAACTAGTGAACAAACTAGAAGAACTATTTGGGCTTACAAAGAAGGAATCTATAAGGGCTGTTATTGAAGGACCTTTCGATGAAAATTTACCGGTAATTTCTGGCTTAGTGGCGTCAGCTATGGTGGCGGGTATTCTAGGAATTCTAGGATATAATGTTATGGGTAGTGATGTTACCGATGTTAGAAAAATGGCAACTTGGAAATTTGCGGAGTCGTGTGCAATGCTTAGTAAGATTAGTAGTGTAACGAAATCAGTGCCAACGTTGTGGACTGCTGCGCATGCGGGGATTAATACGGCTATACAGTTTTTTGTTGAAGGGCCCGATTGTTTTAAAAATTGGGAAGAGAAGAACCATGAGCGTTTAATTCAGTGGCAGCGAGAAGTCGATTTGTGTATTAAAAATAATTTGTTTATAAATGAAAATTTGTTTAAGGAACATTTAAATGCTGATTTGATGAAAGAGAATAATTTTCAAAGGCTGCAGCGGTTGACTGATTTTGCAACAGAAATTAGGACTTTTGGATCTTCAATACCTCGTTTCAATATGGTTTGGTTGCGTAGTGCCGAAAATATTATGAAAATACATGCGACTGCTGTAAAAACGATGCAAGCGGCCGGAGGACGTTCTGAACCGGTTGGAATAATAATACGTGGAGCGGCTGGATGTGGTAAATCGTTATTATTTACCCAATTTTTACCTCATGCAGTTATGTCAGTGCTTGGATTGTCTAGTAGTTTGGAAGAATCCAAACAGAAAACTTATGCTAAACCTACAGATCCCAAGGCTGATTTTTGGGATGGGTATTTAGGTGCACAACATGTTTGGGTTAATGTAGATGACTTTGGACAAGTGCGAACTGAGGAGGACATTGGATCTATGTATAACTTAATTTCGGCTTCA